TTGAAGGTGACCTCAATGGACTCCATGGCGAAGTTGGTGTGGCGCTTGTAGAGGATCTTCCAGAAGGTGATCTGGGGCGTGCCCGTGATGTAGATGTCCTGCGCACCGTAGCTGACAAGCTGAAGAAGACCGCCACCCATGTTGGTATGCTCTCTGGCGAGAAAGTTTTCTTTTACGACGCAACAGACTCCCGCACGAATTCCAGGTGGTAGCACTCTCGACAGAGAGACATATAGCGATCATGACCGCCGACAATCACCTGTTGGTCGTGCGGTCCATTGCGACGGTAGGTGAAGGGAGCCGGGGTCCCATTGGCACATCGCTGGCAGAAGGCTGTGATGCGTTCGACTCGGTCGGCGAGCGGGATACACTCCAGGAGCTCTCCAAACGGCCTCCGGTTTGAATCTCCGTCGAGGCCCACGAGATAGAGATGCTTCCCGAGCGTGTCGACGATCCACTCACAGAAGGGAACCAGCCGACGGAAAAACTGAGCTTCGTCGAGAATGATGACCTTGAAGCGCATCAGGTCCTCTGCGACGAGGTCATCGAGGTCGCGCACTGCGATACACGGCGCCGTCTGTCCATCGTGGGTCGCAATTTCATTCCGACGATAGCGAGTGTCGTCTGCGTGCTTGAGGACAAGCACGGGGGTTCCGATGGCGGCATACCGAGAGACAAGGCTCAGAATGCGCGAAGACTTGCCCGCAAACATCGGACCAATCAGAATGTCGAGCGACATTTACATCGTAGAGGCTTCCTGGAAGTAAATGGACGCGGACCACGCGCTGAGTATCGCTGCCGGAGTTGGACTTGCTGTCTGTGGTCTCTGCGTCGGAGTCGCTGCATGGAAAAACAGCCGCGGCTGGCCCAATCCGCGCCTCAAGCCCTCCAAGTCGGATACCGACCTCACGAGCATTCTCGAACATAGCATTCCCTCTGCGTCTGCGACGCGTCGTCCGTCTCCTCCTGGAGATCCTACTGGAGCACCATTCGAGGAACAATATGCATCGCCTCTAGCTCTTGGACCCAGAGCTTCATCGCATACGGAATCGTCTTCGTGAGGAACTCCGTCTGGTTCCCGCACGCTCCACAGGAGTAGATTCCCTCTTTCTCATTGACCACTGCGAGCGTCCCACAGGTCTTACAGATGCCCGTCGGGAACGGGTCTGACACATCCATCAGGCGCTCCTTCGTGAACGCCGCCGCGCCGTGCGACAGCATACAATCCCGCTCCATCTCTCCGACACGCAATCCCCCATCCCTCGCCCTGCCCTCACACGGCTGGCGGGTGAGGCTCACGATGGGTCCGCGGGCTCGAGAGTGCTTCTTGTCGATGACCATGTGCTTCAGGCGCTGGTAGAAGGTCGGGCCCATGAAGATTTCCGCCTCCATCATCTCGCCCGTCTGCCCGTTGTAGAGGAGCTCGTTGCCATAGGACTGGAGACCGAGGTCGAGCATGTGCTCGCGGAGATCGGCCACCTTGAGATGGTCATACGGCGTTCCATCGCCCATCGTTCCCTTGCGCACGCCGATCTTGCCGAAGATGTTCTCCATCAGCTGAGCAATCGTCATGCGGGACGGAACGGCGTGGGGATTCATGATGAGGTCCGGGCGGAGGCCACTCGCGGTGAAGGGCATGTCCTGCTCGTCGAGCAGCATTCCGACGGTGCCCTTCTGTCCGTGACGGGAGCTGAACTTGTCGCCAATCTGCGGAATGCGCTCCGAGACCACGCGCACCTTGATGAATGGATAGCCATCCGAGTTCTTGTCCTGCCAGACGCCATCAATCCGGCAGGGCTCCGTGTTCTTGTGTGTGGTCGAGGCATCGCGATAGGCATAGCCCGCCGTGTCGTTCCGAAGGTTGACGACCTTGCCAATGACGACGTCGTTCTCCTGGAGCGTCGCATTCAGAATCGGCAGTCCATTCTCTCCAATGGCCGCATAGGAGCTGTTCTTGAACTTGCGCGTGTTGTGCTTCTGGGGCTTCATGAACTTCTCCTCGCGCCCAGAGGTCACGTTCCGGTGCTCCTCGTCCTTGTACATCGTGTAGTAGAGGCCCCGCATGAAGCCCCGATTGACGGAACTGCGGTTCATGATGATAGAGTCCTCCTGATTGTAGCCTCCGTAGCACGCGATGGCGACGATGGCGTTCATCCCCGAGGGCATCTCGTGGAGCTTCAGGATATTCATCGCCCGCGTCTCGACCAACGGACGACTGAGCGAGCAGAGCATGTAGCCATTCTTGTCCAGGCGCTTGGCGTAGTTGCCCGCGTAGACGCACATCGACTGCTTGCCCATGGCCGACTGATAGGTGTTTCGGGGCGACTGATTGTGATCCGAGAGCGGGATGCTGGTCGCCATCTGGCCGAGGATGAGACTCGGATGGACTTCGTAGTGCGTGTGGAGTGGAGTACACTCGGCGCGACTCGTCGCAATCCGAAGCGTCTCTGTCTCCGAGGCATCAATGTACTCCAGCGAGGTCTTGAGCCAGGTGGTCCAGTCAGAGCCCGGAGGCGCCATCGGGCATCCCGTGCGGAAGACCGGGCGGACCAGACGTCCGCTGTCGGTCTCAATGATGATGGTGTTCAGGAGCGTATACCAGGCGATGGAGATATGCGGGTGAATCCGGAAGGACCGCTTGGCATTCCGCAGCGTCTCCGTCAGCGTCTTCGGGTCCTTGGTATACGCGACGATAACACCGTTCACCGTAATCGCAGTGCCCTCGTAGACCTTCGGGTCACGCACCCAGGTCAGTCCCGAGCACTCTTCGAGGAAGTGGAGGACGGTGTTGCTGGGCACGTGTTGGGTGACGCTCGCAAGGAGGCTCATCGTCTTCACGATACCGACCGAGTGGCCCTCTGGCGTCTCCACGGGGCAGACGAAGCCCCAAGACGTGCCGTGAAGCTTGCGAGGCGCCAGAAGCTTGCCCGACTTCTCCACCGGCGTCTGAATGCGGCGAAGATGGCTGAGCGTCGCGGAATAGGACATCCGTGCAAGGACCTGCGAGACACCGACCTTGGTCGCATTCGAGAGCGATGTCGAGTTGCTGGTGCCCAGGCCCTGGACCGTGAAGTTGCCGGTCGCAAGCGCCTGCTTCAGCTTGCCCTCGATGGTCGAGAGCTTCAGGATCTTGTAGAGGTTGTTGATGTTGAGAATCTCCATCGGACGCGGGCCGCCCTCGCCCTTCTTCCAGGCGTCGTTGTTGACCTCCTGAACGAACTCGTTGCGCGTATCATTGCAGACCTTCTGGAAGAGCTGGCGGAAGAGATGCGTCAGGAGGGCACCGGTTGTGACGACGCGCTTGTTCGGGTAGGCATCGCGGTCATCCAGCGCAATCTGCCCCTGGTCGGTCAGGAGGAGACGGCGAATCATGCTCGCGGTCAGGAGAGCCTTCCGGGCGTTGTGCACGGCAAGACCAGCCGTTTCACCCGCGAACTTGACGTGGGGGAGATACTCGGTGGTCAGAAGCTGGCGGACATAGGCGTTCTTGTCCTCCTGGTTCGTTCCGTACTGAAGGTTGCTCGCGAGGTAGGTGATGGCGTCCTCCTGCGAGAAGACACCTAGCTCTGCACAGTCACGGAATGAAGCTCCGAGGAGGTCCACGTGGGGGTCGTCCAGCGAGCCCCAGACGAGGCGAGCCACTTCCGCATCTGAGCGAATGCCCAGTGCACGGAAGTAGACCAATACGGGGATGTCCTCACGAAAGCGCGGCACACACGCGAGCAGAGGAGAGCCGAAGCCATTGAACTTGGAGGACAGACGGATTTCGAGTTTCTTCGGCGGCATCGTGAACGTCTCGGAGAGCGACTTCAGCTCGACGCTGTAGGTGTGCTTGGAAGAAGCCTTCTTAGACTGGAAGACCATGATTCGATTGTCAGCCACCTTTTCCTGACAGAGGATCGTTCGCTCGGATCCATGGATAAGAAAGTAGCCAAGAGGGTCGTGCCCACACTCTCCAACCTGCTCGAGGGACAGTGGGTAGTCCTTGAGAAGGCAGAGGCTAGAGCCAAGCATAACAGGGAGCTTCCCCAGAGAAATGCCCTCGAAGACGCGAGACTCCTCATCGTAGGACTCATAGTGCTCTCCCTTGTACGTCTTCGCGGTAAATCGGATATCCGCGTGCATCTGCGCAGAGTAGGTGAAGTTGCGAACACGCGCCTCCATGGGAAGCATCGGCTTGATCCGTCCCGTGGCCTCCGTAATCCGAGGCTTCATGTACGACACGTTCTCGAACGTGAGCGTGAACTCATACTTGTACTTCTTGGTGACCGGATGCTGCTCGTGCCAGACCTTGATGGGCGGCGTGGACTGGATGATGAGGGGGAGCTTGTTGCGAATGAAATCCTCATAGGAGTCCACCTGGTGGTCCACGAGGCGACGAACGCCATTCGCAAAGTAGGAAGAAACGGCCTCCCAGCAAGGGTCGGTCGACATGGTGTCTGTGTGCTGAAGTCTCTCCGTAAACTTGTTTGTCCGTTTTCAACAAGGATGCCCGACGGCCCTATCAAGATTGTCAAGGTCGGAGACACTCCGGCCCAGCAGGCCGCCGCTCGAAAGCCGAAGCCGTTGGCTCGGCCCGTGAAGAAGACCATGCGCACGTTTCCTCGCGGAGTCCTGAAGAAGAAAGGAGGTGTCGCAGGCATGAAGGCCGTCTCGGACCCTGCCAAGTCTCCTCCGGTCGCGCCCGGTCGGAAGTCGACGCTTCGAATTCTGACCGAGAAGGGAGTCTCCCGTCGTCGTGAGACAATTCATAAGAAGGTCAAGTCCATGTCCGCAGGGACCGTGCGCGAAACCCTTCGGCGGTCAGGGCTTCCCATCTCAGACAAGACGCCGCCCCATATCGCCAAGGAGATTCTGGAAGGCGGACTGGAGGCTGGGATGATTGTCTCGGGGTGACACAATGACCGCTGTCTGGGGACCGCTGGGGTGGATGACCCTTCATTCGGTATCGACGATCTATCCGGAGCGTCCGAGCCAACAGGAGAAAGACCTGATGACGGTCTGGCTCGGTCTCTTCACGGAGACAATTACCTGCCCGCATTGTCGCGACCACTTTCGGTCGATGCACGCAAACTATCGCGCAAAGTTCCCGGACTACCTGAACTCTCGACAGGCGTTTGCCATGATGGTCTTTCGATGCCATAACGTCGTGAACGCACGGTTGTCCAAGCCGATTCTCTCGAGTGTCGAGGAGTGTCTGACCACCCTTCGAACCAACCTCAAGACGCGGACAGCCCAAGACTATCGAATTTCCTACGTCAACCACCTCATGCGGTTCTGGTCCACCATTCAGGACACCTCCGGAATCACCGCCCTCAAGAAGGTCTACGAAATGAAGAAGATTGAAGTCGACTACTTCGGCCCTCGCGACACGAAGTTTGAGGTCTCGCTCCTCGAAGAAGGACCTGTCATTCCCCGTCAGTGGGTCGAACATATGCCCGGCGCACAGGTTCCCGATCTTCCCTCCCCTCGACTCATGCCACGCGCGAACGAGACGACGCGGGCAGGGGTTCGGATGGTGGGAGGACGACTTCGCTTGTTCTAGTCAGGAGTCCAAGGGGGAGCGACACCCACGGATCGGCTTCCCACGTATACCGGCGCATCCAGGGGACGCGCGTCTCTGTCGCTTCGTCGTAGAGCTCATCCGGAAACCGAGGCTCGAGCCCTGCGCGGCGAAGACTCTCCTCGGGAAGAATCCATCGCAAGTGGTCCTCGAGCGTAAACGGAGGCTCGGGATGGTCCCAGACAAACTCAGTCTCCTTTTCGAAGTCGTCAAGGGTTGCGACCAGCGGAGCCTCTGGATACGGGTAGACCCAGCACCAATCGAGGACCTCGGAGGTCTTGAAATAATGAAGCGTCCACGCGTAGGTCTTCCAAAAGGCATGCACCACCGGAGCCCAGTTGACCACGCCATCCATTCGATGCACCGCAAATCGTTGCTCGAGCGCATGTCCGTCTGACGCAACCACAGCGGGGTCTTCGGCTCGCTTGATGAGAATCCGTGTCTCGTCCTTGTGGGCCGTATCCTTGTCTGCGTAGAACAGAGCTCGGGTATATCCGTCCTTGCGCAACGAGAACATCGCAAGATTCGGAAGGAAGTCATTGCCAAACGAAAGCACAGACAGGTTGACATACGTTTCGGCGTCGATGGGAAGAACTGCCATCAACGCAGGAATGCTGAGCACGGAGAATCCAGGCTCCTTCTCCTTCTCTCGGAGGACTCGAATGTGTCCGAGATGCGACTGCGCAATCGCAATGAGGACCAAGTCTGCGTCGAGTCCGTAGATACAGATGGACTTGCGGTCTTCCTCTGGGAGAGTCCGAAGCCAAAGAAAGATCTTGTGCTCGCCTTCGCCCCGCTCGAGCGTGTCGGAGAGGATGCACTGGGGAAACAGGAGTCGAATGGCATCGGCCAGCTCACGCATATACGGAGTCCCGGGCGAAATCTGATGCTTGTCGAAGGCGCTCGACGTCTCCGGTTTCTTCATGCGACGATACCGTTGCTGGACAATCTTCGCCATGGGAACAAGTCCGTCGAAGGCGATGTAGACCTGCTTGGCGTGCATCGTCTTCAGAAAGTCGTCGAGAGCCAGAAGGACACTTCCAATGGGCTCGTCGGGGTCGAGATAGCGGTGAAGAAAGCAGTTGAAGTCAAGGGCGAGAACGTCCACGTCCGTTGGGGGATCTTGCTCGATGGCAGGATGAGAACGGATGAGGGAGCGAACATAAAAGGGAATTCCCATGTCAGAGATAAGCACAATGGCTCTAACCCTGAAGGTCCCCGCTCCCGCTGAACGACAACTCACAGAATCCAAGTGGGATGCTGCAGAGGACTTCCTTCGACTTCAATCCTCCGCTCCCCTGTGTACCATTCTCGAAACCCCGAATCATGCCTATACCGTCGTCCGCGAGACAGACGGATCGTTCTCTCGCGTTCGCACGAAGTCTCAGGAGGATACAAATCTCGATGTGGACCTGGCTTCTCCTGTTGGCACTCGTCGTCTTCTTCCTATATTGGTGGAGCACACAGCCGAGGTCTCCTCCTCCTAGCTGCAATACCTGCGCCAAGAAGCGGAATGTCTCTCCCCTAGAGTAAATGGACGACGACTACAAGGGATTCACTTCTGTGGGAGGACAGGCCTGCCCACCTGGAACGATTCTGCGGATGGGCTACACGGCCAAGCGCAGGGGCACGTCCTATCGCGTCAAGCGGTCGTGTATCAAGGACCGCGGAGCCAAAGGACGGTGGCAGACGGTTCGTCGCATGATGGGGATTGGTCCCCTGAAGAAGGGAGACCTGACCGCGTTTGGATATTCGCACACCAAGCCCACTGCAGAGCGCCATGAAGCGATTGACAAGGCCGTCTCGAAGTATGGTCGCGCTGCAACCATTCGCAAGCTCAACGCGATTGCGACCTATTCGAAGCGGACGGCACCGACTCGCGCGAAGACCTACCGGACGGACATGCACTACGTCCAGAAGAAGTTCGCGTAAGAAGACAAATGGCCAAGAAAGGCTTTACGCTCCCCAAGTGGGCTTGGATGCCCCTCGCCTTTTTCGTGGTCTTCTTCGTCGTCAACTATTTCGTGCGCCCTGTCCTTGGTGCGAAGACGTGCCCGGGGTCGCAGGTCTACTGCCCGGGTGTCGGCTGTGTCTCCGGACAGGACAAGTGCTTCCCGCATGCGCTCGGAGGGGCCGGGGCCATCTTCTCGAAGGAGACGTTCTCGCAGTGGCCTGGAGCGGGCGTTCGCGCCACGCCTCCGGTCTACGACGTCGCCAAGGAGTCGTTCACAACGTGCCCCGACAAGACGCGTTCGGATGGCCCGTGTCTGATGGAGGTCTAAGACAATGGACCCCGGAGCAATTGGTGCTGTTGCCGGACTTGGACTTCTTGCCATGCTTGGAATTGCCGTCTGCATCTACGACCGGTGCACCGACCCTCCTCGTCTTCCTCTGCTTGCCGCGCCGCACCGTCCGTCCCACTGGCAAATCCGGAGACTCTTCCAGGAGTAATGGATGGCAGCGAGATTGCGAGTCTCCTCTGCCTGGCGGTTCTCGAGCTCGTCCTGATAGGATTGTGTCTGCGAAAGGACAATGAAGAACCTTGGCCTCAACTCGATCCCGTCGGTGAAAGGCCACGTGGTGAATCTGACGCTGAATCTGGCCTTCGTGGCTATCTTCTACATCTTTCTCGGCGCAGCAGTGTCGTATGTCTTGAAGAACCTGGCTCCGACGTTTAATGCCGAGTGGGAGGCTCTCCCGAACGCAGTCCAGGCCCTCGATGTCGCCGTCGAAATCTCGGTGCTCGTTCTCATTGCCTTTTGGTTAACCTATGTCGTCCATCGCTGGATCCCCATCTTCCCCGTCTCGTCCGCCCTCGAGCATTACATCGAATCGTTCGGGGGCCAGATGGTCTTTATCTACGCCGTCTTCCTCTTCATGGAGACGCTCGACGACAAACTCAAGCATGTGTTCCAAGATATTTTCGGCGCCGTAGAATAAAACAATGTGGGCCAAGCTTCTCTTCTCCGCGGTGCTCTTCTACGCGTTCGTCCCGGGCGTCCTCGTCTCCCTCTCCACCCCGTTCACCTCCCCGGCGCTCACCCACGCCATCCTCTTCGCCCTCGTCTCCGGCTTTGTCTGGAAGGCCGCGAAGCCCATGCTCCCCAAGTATTAAGCTTGGTGACAAAAATGGATTGAACCGGGGCAGACAAAGAGACTGTCCCCCCATTCACAATGGACCTCCTTGCAACGACCGCACTGCGCCTTCGCCTGGCTGAGCTCCAGGCCCAGCTCAACGAGATTGAGCACCAAATGACCGAGACCAATCCACACTCCGACCAGGCTCTCCTGGACGAAGCGTGGTCGACGACGGTGGAAGAGATGGAAGAGCTTCAGGAGATTCTCGCGATGGACGAGATCAACGCCATCGAGGACACGCGCGGATGCCACCAGTGCTCCGGATGCGCGAACTGCGATGAGTCGACGTGGGGCTATGACCCGAACGGCGAGATTTAGAGTGTCAACAAACTTATGTGCTGTAGCCTTACATTTTTCAATGGAGTTCTGTGATGACGACCGGCACTATATCCGTGTGAAAACGGATGCGTTCGTCCAACGTCAGACACTGTCGACCCCATCTCCCATGGCCTATCTTCAAGAGTACCTCAAGACGCACGCGTCGAGTGACGCTCAGGGACGGCATACCGTCTACTGGGTGCCCTTCGATGTCTTCCAGAAGCTCCCCGTCGAGCGCTGGCGCTTCAATCGCCCGCCCGACGAAGCTCGTGTTGCCGAGATCCGCGAGTGGATGCGGACCTCTGAGCGCGTCGATGGAATCATCTACCTCGCAGCGGTTGGACCCAAGCTGGTGTGCTACGAATCCAATCATCGCCGGGAAGCGATGGAAGGGTTGACGAATCTCCATAACATCCTCGTCGACATCCTCTGGGATGCAACCGATGAAGAAGTCAAGCAGGAGTTCTTCCGCCTGAACAAGGCGGTCTCGGTTCCAGAGCTCTATGTCTCAGAGACCCCCGGCGTCCAGCTAGAGGAACTTCGGAAGGCAGTCGATGCCTTCTGCGAGAATTACAAGATGCTCAAGGTTCCCACGGGCCGCCCCCAGCGCCCGAACTTTAATCGCGATATGATTACGGACGAGTTCTACCGGATGACGCAGGAACTGAAGATTGGTGTGCCGGAGCTGATGGACCGGCTCGCGAAGCTAAACGCAAAGCTTCGGAGTCGCGACAGGGGTAAGCTTCCAGACAAGGTCATTGCGAAGTGTGAAGCGTCTGGACTCTGGTTGTTCGCCTGGTCGGCCAAGCTGAATTCCGCTGAACTGCGCTGGATCGTGTAAGGTGTCGATGTGTGTTCTGTAGCCTCATTTTTGTGCTGAAAACGGATCCGTCCAGTTCAGAGGAGAGACACCTACCCAAAGACATAATGGCTTCCACACAGTTCGTCAGTCAAGCGATGAAGAACTCCATGACCTACACTGAAGGACAGGTCAAAATGCTGCTTGCGCGCATTGAGGCACTGGAGAAGAAAGTGACGGAACTGAGTGCCGTCCCTCGGGTTGAGACCAACCTGAAGGACGAGACCCTCTACAATGCCCTCCGCGAGAAGCGGATGGCTGCTGCGACAGAGATGGGAGTTCCCGCCTACTGCGTGGCGACGAACAAGATGCTGAATGGGATTGTTGCAACGAAGCCGAAGACGTTGGATGAGCTTCGTGCGATTTATGGATTTGGACCGAACAAGGTGAAGCTGTACGGGGAGATGTTCCTCAAGGTCGTCGCGGATTGGTCGTAAACAGTAGACGTAGACGTGTTCTGTAGCCTCATTTTTGTGCTGAAAACAGATTTTCGCCTGGCAGACATGTCGTCGTTAATGGCTCACTTTGAGCACGGAGCTCTCAGCTCGGAGGGTCATCTTGTAGACCCTCGTTCAGCCCTCCAACGAACGCGGTATGAATGTCCAGATTGTCATCGGTCGGTTCATGTTCGGAAAGGAAAAGCTCGCGCAACACACTTCGCACATAACCCTGACCCAGCTAACCCATGTACCTACTATAATCGCAATCCATCCCTCGATCAACGGCATAGGAACGCGCAACTCAAACTGAAGCAATTTCTCGAACGGCTGGATCATGTTGATGTTCGTAGGGTCTGTCCATGCGGGTGCCGGTGGATGTCGCACTGGGAAGTCCGTAGGTTCTCCGATACAGTTGTGAAGTGCGAGCATCGGTTCCGGTTTAACGAGTCGAATAAGTCGGCAGACGTGGCTGTCCTGGATTCCAAAGGAGACATCGTCTGTATCTTTGAAATCGTCAACACGCATTATACTCGAGAGATGGATAGACCGGAGCCTTGGCATGAGATTCGCGCAGATGAAGTCAATGCCATTCCTTCCGACGCAAAGAACATTTCGTTGACATGTCTTCGCCAAGTACTTCGACCCGAGTGTCTGGCAAAGCGCGAGGCTGACCGCCTGCACCTAGAAGAGCGACGCCGTGAGTGGGAGAAAGTGAAGGAAGAGCAGCGAATTCAACGGGAGAAAGAGGAGAAAGAGCGTGAAGAGAATCTTCGCAAATGGCGAGAGGACTTCGAACGGCGCCATCGCGAGGCAAGAGAGAGATGGTATGAGAGGCAACAGATGCAAATCCCGCAAGAAGTGCCCGCACCACAAATAGAACGAGTGGAAGTCGTAGAAACGCCAGAACAACGAGCGATTCGCGAACAAGCCGAACGTGAGAATGCGCAGCGACTTACTCGCATCTCGGAACAGCGCAAAGAGCGAGACCGCAAACAACAAGAGGTCGAGGACGACCATGTGCGATGGATAGAGGGAGATACCCGACGCGTAAAGCTTTACCAGACGAATGCATCACGCGAACCGTCGTGTATGATGTGCATGACGACAACGGAGTGGTCTAGGTCAGCTTCGCTTGGGCGGTGCAAGGGCTGCAATGCAGAAATCCGAAAGAAAGTCGATCGACAACTGCGGTGATGAACTTACTCGGAAACCCCTAGGGAGATAGAATGGAGCCCATCGTCATGCACGAGTGCCACGCGTGTGGCAAGTCTTTTTCCACGGAGCTCGGCCTGCGCTACCACGACAGCGTCTGCATCCCGAGGAACTTACCGGCAGCCGACTCGTTCCCAGCATGGACAGTGTCGTGTTGCGCGCCTTCCTCGAGCGGTCGCCGCTCGGTCGGGCACGTCTCCGTCAGCGTCTTCCCGAGTTTGTCACCCATCCGGAGTTTCTGAGACTTGTCATGGGCATTGCTCTCGACGACGATGTCTCCCTCTATCTTGGCACCCTGCCCCTTGCCGCCTTCAACTCGAACGAACCGCTCTGGGAACAAGTGGAAGCCTGGTTGATTTCCTGAAACGAAACCCTCACTCAAACACAATGGGCGCCTCGCAGTCGCGTGACATGGCCATCGGCCTCGTGGTGTTCAACCCTGCCAAATCCAAACGTATGGTCATGAATGCACTCTACGTTTGGAATTACTACAAGACCAAGGGCCTTCCGGTCTTTGTCTTGGAGCTTGTGATTGGAGACGCCGATCCCGAGTTCAAGAAGGCGTTTCATGTTCGCGGGGATTCGACGATGTTCCACAAGGAGCGTCTGTGTCGGCTCCTCGAGCGTCGGATTCCGAGGACCTACACGAAGATTGCCTTCCTCGACGCAGACGTCCTCTTTCCCGACGAGAGCTGGTATGAGGAGACCTCCGAGCTCCTGGATGACTATGATGTCGTCCAGCCCTTTTCCACCGCCGACTGGTTAGACCTGACGTATAAGAAGGCCGAGATTCGGCGAGACTCTGTGGTCAAGATGCCGGGCACCAAGTGGGACTTTACGTATCATCCTGGATTTGCCTGGGCCTTCCGCCGTGACTGGTATCGGAAGAACGGGTTCTACGACTGGGCTGTCTCGGGGAGCGGAGACACGCTCTCGACGGCGCATTGGCTTGGCAAGCAGTTCCCACCGGGATTCAAGTCATTGCCTTTGGCAATGCGCGCCTCCTACGAAGAGTATTGCCAGACCCCGCGTCCGCGCATTACGTTCCGAAAGGGCACCGTCCAGCATCTCTACCACGGATCACGGAAGAACCGACAGTATGCGGAGCGTCACAAACTGCTGGATGTCAAGGGGGACATCCGCGACATGCTCGAGACCAACAAAGACGGCGTCTACGAATGGGTCGACAGCCGATGGAACAAGGTGTTCCTCGCCTACTTCAAGGGACGCGACGACGACGATATCTCGACGGGAGGGGTGTATCCGTTGACGTCGTAAATCGGTTTAAAGCAATCCGTTGAAGTCAATAGAAAAGATGTCGAAGTCTAAGCTTGTTGAGGACATTTACCCGTTGATTGACCCCGCAACCGCTCGCATTCTACGACGGAACCCACTCGTTCTGCGCTGGGCGGGACAGCGGAAGTCGTCGTGGGACACGAAGAAGAAGGTGTGTTTTCTCGATACGATTGCGCGGAAGTGGTCCTGTGCGCCCATCTGCGTTCTGACGCGCGAGGAGAACGGCGTAATGTCTGAGTGTGTCTTTGATGGGGCCCATAAGCTCGAGGCTATCTGCGAGTTTATCCACGGAGACTATGCGATTACCGAGATTGGGGATTCGAGTTGGAAGACAAGCCCTCTCCAGCCGTATGTTGGGAAGACCTTCTCTGAGCTCCCTCCTGCGATGCAGAATGACTTCATGAAATACGAGTTCACGTTCAATTATGTCCCGGATAGCGTTGCAAATGATCCCGAGACGCGCAAGATTCTCTGGGGGCGTCTGAACAACGCGGGAACTCCGTTGAATGGATACGAACTTGACATTCCGGTCTATGGGACGCTCCATACGCTTCTCGAAGAGCAGGCGACAGACTGGACCAAGTCGGCCATCTATATCCACGAAGAGAGCAGCCGTGGGCAGCTCGAAGAGAAGCTGTATCATCTTCTTGCGCTGTCGGATGATGCGTGGCAACTGCCGGCGTTTTCCTCTCTCCCGAACCTGAACAAGAAGTGGCGCGAGACGCTTGGCGGCACGGTGGACGAGATTCATGAGCGGATTCATCTCAACAAGTCCCAGTATAGCGATCGGCTCAAGCTCCTTCGGAAGTTCCTCCAGGAGCTGGAGAATCGCGCAACCTTCAGTCGGGATGGAGTGACACTCTCCATGGCGCCCCACCAGATTCCCCTTCTCATCCTTCTCGGTCGACTTGGATATTGGTTCCCGACGTTCACGCAGTTCAACATCAACGCCGATGCGATTTCGAAGCGCTTCAAGGAGGAGTTCTTTCTGAAGAGCCCGGACGACCTCGCGCATCACCTCGGGTGCTCGAACCGCAATGCGACGTTTCAGAACAAGCTCATTGCCTACGTGGATGCCATCCTCGAGCCCCTGTCAAAGAAGGAGCGCCGGTATTTCACGAAGGCAGAGCGGAAGGCTGTCCTTGCTCGTCAGAATGGCCGCTGTGCGCTCTGTCGCGAGAAGGCGAACCTCAAGGGCTCTGAAGCCGACCACATTATCCCGGTGTGCCAGGGCGGAAAGACCACAATTGACAACTGCCAGGTGCTCCACCGTCATTGCCACCAGAACAAGTCTACACAGAGCTAATGAACTGCCACTGGAGATACGCACAAATCTTCGCCCAGATCTGGTCATGCGCGATGAGCCGGTCGCGTGACTTGAGAAGCGGGAAGTAGACCTTGTATTCATCGAGGTCGAGGAGCTCGAAGAACTTGTAGAGGATGTAGGAGTAGCTCAGGAAGTTCGTCCGGTCATCGGGACAATACAAAAGGAAGGGCGCCTGAATCTCCTGGAACATGGCTCGGATTTTCTCTTCAATCTCGGGGGTAATGGTTGGCGGCGGGTTCCCGTTGAGCCGACTCAGGATATGTGTCCGGTGCTCGTAGTATTTGGACCGTCCGAGCTTCTTCAAGATCTGGCGGATGTCCTCTTCAGACAAGTCCGCGACATTCGTAATCCGACGCTTCTTCAGCTCGAGGATGACCTCATTCATCACTTCCTCCGGGATGATGGTGCTCTCTTTCGCCTGAAACTGGTTCAGAATCTCATTCAGATGGTTAATCTTCTTATAGGCGTAGTTGTTCCGCTCCTTGGGCGGATCCCGGAAGCTCGGAAAATCACTCACCACCAAGGCATACTCTTCTGACCCACACTTGGGACAGACGAGTATCCCCTCCGACGAAATCTCCTCACGGGCCACGTTACAGGACGTACAATGCTCCGTCATCTGTTGCGTCATCTCGGGTCCGGCAGAGAGCTTCATCCGATGGACATATTCATCGAACATCTGTTTGCGCGTGGGTCCGGTCTCTCCGGGCATCGCCGCTGCGAAGAACTTCGCGAACGTCCCTGTATCGCGCGCGGGTGAGGGGACTCCAGCTAGATCCTGCTTCTTGTAGTAGTCCAGCAGGAGGTCCGCGTTTTTCATGTAGTAGTCCTCGACGGGGTTGGACTGCGCGAGCTCGGATTCAAGGTCCCGCACCTTCGCAAGCCGATGATTGGCTTCAACGATATTCGCAAGGTCGTTGGTTGCGTAGAGCGCGGAGACCTCTGCCTTCAGCCGTTCAACTTCCGCCCGGCGCTCCTCCTGTGTCGACATCAAGTCGCGTAAGGTCTGCACCACGTCCCGATGCACCGAATCCAGCGTTCCCGTTGTCTGTGTTCCCGAGGGTGCCTCTCGGATCTTCCGCACGCGAAAGACATCCATTTAGGAAACTCAACACCTGCCCCCTGTAGACCGAATTCTGAAACATGCAGGGGCGTTGGCGCTTGAAGCTTTCGAGCATCGTTTCACCATCCATGTGAAACCGAGAGCACACATAGGCCAGCGCAAGGAAGGCACTCCGATTCATGCCGGCTTGACAATGGACGTAGACCACGCCTCCCTGCGGAGCCCGCAAAAAGGCAAAGAGCGTCTGCTCGAACTGGGGATACCAGTCTAAAATACAGTCGAGTGGAGTATCGCGTGCGTTCAGACAGACGTATCGGTCGGGAGCCTTGGTCCGAAACCAGAGCGGACTGTCCACCGAATAGGCGCAATTGATCACGTGCGTGATGCCCCGCTCGAAGACGAACTTGGGGGTCAGAAACGCCCCGGGTCCCACGAGAATCCGAGAATGAAAATAGGCAGGGGGCTGCCGAAGATAGTCTGGCACGGGGACCAGCATTGTAGACAGGAGAGACGTTCGGTCTAGACGAATTGTCGCACTCCAAGATATGCGAGACTGGGCCTCGACTCCCCACGCCAAGTGGTATGCCGCGCATCGTCGCTTCTCCTTCACGGCAACCTGGTGTCTGGAGCAAGACAGTCTGGGAAAACCAATCCCTTCTCAAGTCTTTGACCCGTTTCTTCGGTCCCTCCAGTGTCATTCGAAAGCGGAAGAACGTCGGTTTCGAGACCTGCCGGAGGCTGACTCTCTTTTCAAAGAGCATGCATTGCTAGACTCTGCCCTGCTCTCAACGCGGGAGGCGAAAGTCGCGCTCTGTCGGTCTCTCCTTCTTCATATGCGCGCAGAAGAAGAGGCAGTGTGGACCTCAATGGTCGCACCCGGGAACACCTCCTCCGGCGACACCGCACCAGCCTGAGGTGAATCCCTTCTCTGCCCGACACGGGCAGGCGCGCTCGGACCGAATCCGTGCGAGATTCTCCTCATGGCGGAGCTGCTCGGTGGCCTTGACCGTGCGAACACGATTCGCATAGGCCTCCCAGCCTCCCTTTGCAATGGCCTCCATCTGTCGCATCGTCCACGCGTAGGACGCTCCACTGTGGCCGTCATAGGTCATCTCTGCATTGATGGCAGCGAGCTCAATGGCGGGGCTGAACATAAACCCGTCCTTGCCCGGGGTGGACGGAAGACGGAGGTAGTCCCACATCTCCGCCTTGGTAATCGCATCATAGGCATCCGCGAGCATCGTGGCCTCATTCTTGGTGTATCCGAGAGCGGTGAACTTCTCCATGGTCGTATAAAACGGGTCCCTTGAGAACAAGGGGATCCGTTTTCGGATGGACATCCAGGCCTATCTTGACCGCGTCCTCGAGGAGGGACGACTTGACGATGAGATTCTTCGGATTCAGCACCTGATGATTGGACTCACAAAACTTCCGTGTCCGGACAAGGCCATCCAGGCTCGAAAGGTTCAGCTCATGAACCAACTCTTCAAGGCCTTGCTCTCAACCAAGGAAGCCCGAGAGAAATGTATTCAGCAGATTCGTGAGGACAACCGTCGCAGCGCCGAGAATGGCAGCCCCCGTCCAGCTGACAACACCCCCGGACGTATAGGCGTTTGGAACGTACTGAAGCAGAAGGTTACGGGGCGTTGAGAGCGAGACAATCGCGCCCGCGAGGAAGATGGCAATGTAGAGGGTGGTATTCGCGAACAGGAAGCGCATCGCCGGAAGACTGGGCTTGAAGCTCGGCGCCATCGCAGAATGCCCGGGCGTCGGGACACTGGGAAGAGGCATGATGGGAGGCTGGGACTGCGGGCCCTGCGGCGACGGGAGAAGCGCATCGAGCGAGGTTGCGTCGTCCATTTGTTTATGGAGAAGAGGAGCTTTCGCACGATGCATCTTCGACGCGGTACTTGTAGCACTTCCCATCGATCCGGACAACCTTTTCCACCATCTCCTTCAGAGGAAGTGCGGGCGTCTTCTCAGCGGTATAGGTCCGATGAAACAGGAGCACGAAGATGCCGAGTCCAATGAGGAACGAGAAGAAGGGGGAGGCGCGCCGAATCGCAGCCGACACGCGCTCGCCCGTCACAAAGGCAAAGGCCATTACTTACTCGCGAGGAAATTCAGGGACTCTGGCTCAGCCGTGCAGGGAACTTCCTCGGAGACAAAGCGAACACATCCCGTGTCGACGTGAAACGGGCTTGTATCCGCGGGGGAGGGAAGGACCTTGACTTTTCGGTTCGGGGGGACAATCACGGTCGAAATGAGCATTCCCACAATCGCGCCGGCGACGACCCAGCGTGCGTCGAGCATTCTGTTTACTCCTTGGAGATTCTCGCACGAAGCAGTCGGTCTCCTCGGAAATACTCTGGGAACATCGCTCCAGCGAACGAGAGCCCAAACCCAGACATCGGAAGGAAGACTGCAACAGCCATGGCGATGACACGAACGATCTTGTTCCCGAGCTCCGTGAACGTCATCCACGTAATGATGAGACTCGTCGCATACAGAAAGGCCACCACCGACGTTCCGACGATTCCCCAGACGGATGAAATGGCCTGTCTCCAGGGGCTTGTGGCCGCGTCGTAGTCGAAGCTGGGGTCGGGCTTCGCATCCGCACCGAGCGCAAACGTCTGTCCTTCGGGGATGATGGCCGTCTGCTGTTTCCCGTTCTCATCGGTATAGGTCACGGTGAGTCGCCGGCCCTTGACAATGTTCGCGGACGCGATGGTCTCGGTTTCCTTTTCCTTGAGCTTCTGCTGGGCAAGTTCTTGGGTCTTGATCTCGAGGCACGTCTGGTCACTCGGACCACAGATTTCCGCTGCCTTGTCTTTGATATCCGTCTGCTCTTGATTGGTCAGCGTGACAGTCCCCGCACCCGTCGTTCGTGTGACAACGGGAATCAGCGATGAATCCACGGGAACCTTGATGGACCCCGAGCTCGCAAGTTTGTCCTGCAGGGATTTGAGAACGTCTGTGCTGGAGAACTCGTCTCCGAAGGTTGCCGAGTTGATGACGACCATCCCGTTGTTAATTCGCAAACACAAGATTGCCGAGACCCGAGACGATTCGGAGGAAGTTCATGGCTTCGACGTAGACCCCAACCGTATACGTGTAGACGAAGATCACGTTGTCGTTGCCCTGGACAACCGTCACGATATCGCTGGGATTGTAGACGAGACTTCCGTCGGGGTTCCGCAGGTTCAGATTGGCGGCCGGAATGATGGTCGGGTTCTGATTGAACAGCGTCGACTTCAGGACGCAGACAATACTGGTCGTGGACGCACCGGTGGTCGTGCTGGACTGGGGAAGCGGCTGCTGGAGCGTCAGGCGGAGAATGACCTTGTTGAAGAGGCTTCCGTTGACCGCACCACTGGGCTGATACTGGTCGTGATCGAGCGCAAAGGAGTACATGTAGACACCTGGGAGACTGTGGGTATCTCCGGTCGTGTACCGATACATCTGGAGGAGCGAGAAGTACGGCAGAGGCTTGGTCTGGAAGCGCTCCTTGGCATCGAAGAGGAGGACGCCGTCAATCATCGGGTCGCGGGGATACACGGACGAAATCTGCTGCTGACCGGAGGAGTAGAGGGACGAAATCGCAGACGAGGTCGCGGCCGTCCAGGGTGCCCGCTTCGGGTTCTCCCAGTTCGTGTAGTTGTCCCAGTCATTCGCAAGAATCCGGTCAGACCGCTGACTGGCGAAGACAATGCGCGTGACGAGATTGTACATGGGAATCTCGAGGTCCGTGTTCCCACCGAACTGTCCTTCCTTGCCGACATACCGGACTGTCTTCACGATACAGGTCGTATCTGCGCGCGCAATCTGGTTCCACTCGGTCTCCGTGAGATAAATGAAGTTCCCCTCGAGATACGGGTCTGGGAAGAAGGTGGTCAGGAGGGGATTGCTCGCAGCTCCGGACGTCGTCGGAGGACTCAGGAAGAGACTTAAGGGGGAATTTGTCGGCTTCACACGCTGACCATACGTCGAGCTCGCGGGGTTCACATCGACAACCGTATAGAGGTCTGTGATGCTCCGAAGCGTGACGTTGATGTAGACCTCGGAGTTCTGAAGAGCCGCGAGAGGAAGCGCGAGTCCGGGATTCTCGCAGAACCAGAAGTGAAGGGGGACAACCAGCTGGCGACTGCGAATGCTCGGCTCGGGAACTGTCGTCATCGGCATCGTCGTCGGGGTTGTCACAGGGGCAATCGCGTGGGGATACTGGTTCTTCCGATCATAGGCATTCGCAGGGTCATAGAGCTCAGGAACATTGCCCACCATCTGGTCGACAATCCGACGCTTGGTCTCGTCATGGGTCATATAGGAGTAGAGCTTGAGCCATTCCCCTCGAAGCGTCTGGATGGTCTGTCCGTTCATGACAAGATCCACGTGGTCAATCAGGTTGTAGCCAATGTTCTGAATCCACTGGAACTCATACCCAATCGAGTTCGGGGCTGTCTCTGTCGCCGTCCCCGCGCCATACCCTGTCGGAAGCGTGAGCCCTACGGACTTCATGGGAGACCAGATGTCCGGAAGCGTGAGGACAAGATAGGTATCATGGAGCAACTGCGCATACCGGTCGATCCGGCAGGAGAGGGTCTTCGTCCCTGTGGCGGAGAACTCAAGATTCGAAGCACTGAAGCTCATGCGAATGGATTCCATCGCAAAGTTCGTATGGCGCCGGTAGACGGCCCGAAAATGAGTCATGGAAGGACTTCCATTGACCAACTCATTCTGAGCTCCGACGGCGACCAACTGGAGTAAGCCACCCGGCATTTGTATCTAGTCTGACGAATTCTTTAGGTCTTTACTGCTGCGCTATCGTGGAGCGAATTCCAATCGGACGGAGCGCCTGACGAGACACGAAGTCCTTCGTGTTCACAACCTGGAACGTGCCCGGAGCACCCAGAGACGTTTCGCATCCCGCACACCAGCTCGTCACAGTCGTCCCACCGGGAGCATCGCCCCAGGCAGACGCTGCCGGAGTTGCGAGAATCTGACGGGTCGTGGCCTGATTGGCAACGGTGGACAGATAGACCGACGGGATCTTGTTTTTCTGCTCAGGGGGCGTCGAGTAGAACGTCTTCGCAACGAGCTGACGCTTTCGCATCGTCAGATAATCCTGTGCGGAGTTGACCTGCATTGTCTTACACGAAGAGATTTATACGCGGGACTCGGAGAGACCTCAAATGAGGGTTGTCCTTGTCAGCACGCATATCGACCAGACCACGGGCTACTCCAAGGTTGCGCACAATCTTCTCAAGCAGGCGTCGACGCTGTCTCCTCGCGTGAAGCTCTTTCATTTCGGGTTTCAGCGTCACCCGAATGCCCCGAGCCATCGCAAGGCGCCTGCAGGTGTCAACCAGTACGATGCGGCGGCCAATGAGGACCCGAAGGAGGAGGGCTTCGGCTTCAACAAGATTCACGACTACCTCGAGATGGTGGGTCCGGATGTCGTGATGATCTACAATGACCCCCTGGTCATCTACAAGTTCCTGGAGGCCATGAAGCACGACCGCAAGACGGCGACCTACAAGCTCTGGATTTATGTGGACCAGGTCTACGAGGGAATCGCACCGCCTCTCATCAAGGCGATTCGCGACCATGCGGACCGTGTGTATTGCTTCACGGACATCTGGAAGCAGAAGTTCCTGTCCTATGGTGAGTTCCCGGATGTGCGTGTCCTGGAGCACGCCGTGGATTCGACGACGTTTACCCCGCTCGCGGAGGACGCACGCCTTGCCCTTCGCAAGAACCTTGGGATTCCTGCGAACGCAACGGTGTTCCTGAATGTGAACCGGAATAGTCAGCGCAAGCGCCTGGATCTGACGCTCGCTGGGTTTGCGCGTCTTCTGAAGACCCATCCGACTGCGTATCTCGTGATGGCCACGGGTCTGACTCCGCAGGGCGGGGCCTACTACGATGTTCCCACCATCTTCCAGCGCGAGGCCCAGAAGGCGGGTCTTGACCAGCTTCTGCTCAGCCATCTCGTGCTCATCGATACGTCCCCTCCCAATGTGGTTGGCGACGACGGAATCAATCAGCTCTACAACGTTGCGGACATCGGCATCAACACCTCCGATGGTGAGGGCTTCGGTCTCTGCCAGCTCGAGCACATGCTCACGGGGGCTCCTCAGGTGGTCACGGACATTGGAAGCTTCCGCACGTTCCTCACGGAGTCCACTGCGGTCTTCATTCCTCCGGGAGATGATGTCTACTTCCCGGGCTCAATGCCTCTCGGGGGATGGGCGCCGTCCTTCTCGAGCCAGGCGGTGACAGATGCGATGGTCAAGGCGATGGACACTCTCCCCGAGCTTCGGGCGGGTCTCAAGTCCTATTCGTTCAAGACCTGGACGAATGTCTGCGATGGCTGGCTCGAGGACCTGCTGTCCGCTTAGGGCAACATCCACTCAATCGTAGACTCGCTTGTTTTCGTCCCCACGCGAAGAAGACGTTGTCTGTCTTCGAAGGCGGGACCGTCATAGACCTCCTTGGTCTGCGGGTCAATCAAAAAGACCATTCCCTTAATCGAGACCTTCTGAAGCTTTCGCTTACGTGTCGTCAGATTGCGAAGGTAGGATTGGTCGGTCTCATCCATCTTGAGGTTCGGCTTGTAGGCAAGGTCTTCCCCGCTTGCCGTGCTGTCGAATCGCATACACGAGACGACCGGTGTCTCCCGACTATGGAGCTTCCGGTGGATCTCGCAGTCAACCGCTGCAGACTTTAAGAGCGTGGAAATCCGCTTGGTCGTGATGTCCTTCTCATAGGAGAGATTGTAGAGGTACTCGTCCGTGGTGAGAAAGGCATCCTGGGGCTCTCCCTGATACCGTTTGGTGGCCATATCCGACCGACGAACAAACACGACGTTGTTGGAGCCTTCCGTGGACTTGGCTTGCTCTTCGGTGAACACCGAGACATAGAAGCTCACCTTGACGGTCCGCTCGTCCTGCGGAAGACTCGCATGCGAGCAAATGCGAACGGCGCGACCGATGACCTGGTCGTGACGGGCCGGATTCCAGTGCGGCTCCATGATATGGACGCGACGGACGTTCAGGAGCGTAATGCCTTCGGCGCCCGCCGAGGAGGCCATGAAGAGACACAGAATCTTCTTCCCGCGCTTCTCGACCGAGGCCTTGAGACTGGCCGGGAAACTCCGGGAATACGACGTCGGTCCGTTGAACACCTGACGAATGAGATCGCGCTTCTCCGCATCGTCGCCTGCCTTTGCGCCAGTATAGAAGGCATACGCCGGTTTCTCGGAGGACATCGTGGGGTCCTCGACCCACTGGTTGTTCTCCTTGACGAGCTTATACTCCTGCCATCCATTGGCATCGAGAATCGCACTGAAGACGCCAAGACCCTCGAGCTCGCGATACTGCGAATAGACGAACTGATTGTTCCAGGTCTCGCCCTTTCCCATGGAGGCCTTGATGTTCTTCAGCATCCGAAGCATCTTCGGACTGAAGGTCTCTAGCGCCTTCTCGGAGAGATACCGCTTGGGGTCTGCGCGGAGTTTGTTGAGAACAGCTTCCTTCTCCGGAACCGCATCTTCCGAGAGGACCTCGTCACCCGTCGACTCACGCAGGTCCGGCGGAATGGCATAGTTACACGCCAGGCGAGAGTTCACGCGGAAGGTCTTCATCTCCTTGTCCTCGGTTGCCGGAGTCGCACGACGCTTGTTCTGTTGGATTTCCTTGAACCGGACGCCGAGATAGTGGTTGAACTGCTCGGTGGACATCGGGACCTGCTCAAGCATGGCCTCGGATTCAATGACCTTCGGAAGCATGCGTTCATCGGCTCCCTTGAAGTAGGAGACGAGACCCTGAATGCGACGCTGAAGCAACAGAGGGTTCTTAATCTGAAGCCCATCCAGAAAGAGCGCTGCGAACTCCTCGTAGTCCGTGGGAAGACACTCAAGCGCCTCAACGGTAATCTTGTCCGTCGCGAGCTCTGCGCCTCCGACATCTGTCTCGAACTTGGACTTCCACGAGGAGACCCAATCCTGTGGACTAGAAATGAAGTCCATCTCCGGCTTGTACTGGACGGCCGTGCGGTCTCCCTTCTCGTTGTAGACACTTCGGAACTTGGGAGGGTTCCGAGTCACGAGAAGGTATTTCTTGAGCGTGTTGAACTCGATCGTGTCGAGGTCCGGAACATTCCGCAGAACCGTCCGCATCTTCTCCTCATCCCACGTCGGAATGGAGGCAATGGGAATCGTGATGCGCTCAATGGGGCCGCGCAGGAGGTTCATGAGGTAGGCGATTTCGTTCGCACGGTTAATGACGGGCGTGCCGGAGAGGGCGACCACTTTGCAGTCAATTGCGTTGTAGAGCCGCTCGTAGAGCTTGCCCGCGAGCTCGGACTCGTTGATGACGCGTGAGATGAAGTTATGGACCTCATCAATGATGACCACGCTACCCGAATACGGGTTAGAACCATCCGCAGGGACATACTTGCCTAGATTCGCAGAGGATAATCCGTTATACCGGATGAAGGTAAACCGTTGGGACAGAACGTCATCGAACTGTGCGCGAATGGCATCCTGGGCTGTCTTGGGAAGGTCCTTGTAATTCGGGGCTTCTCCAGGAACCGTCGTAAAGAACATCCCCGTGCGCTGGACAAAGCCTTCGGAAATTCCGAGGGTCTTCGCAATCTCCTGCGTCTGGTCATTCAGAGACTGCTGACGCCAGTGGTGGTCGTAGAAATACAGCGGGGCTCCACAGGTCTCGAGCTCCTCCTTGTAGTTGGCCTCGAGCGACGCAGGAAGCATCACGAAGATCTTCTTCGTCGTCAGGAGCGACTCTGCAACCGCAATCGACGAGCAGGTCTTGCCGGAGCCGAGTCCATGGTAGAGAAGCAGTCCCCGATAGGGCGTCTCGGCGGAGAGATAGTCTCGGACAATCTTCTGGTGGGGAAGGAGTTCGCGCGACCCACTGTCGCGTTTCAGACAGAGGTCAACATCCTTGTCGTCCTGGGTTTGGGCCGGCATCGGATACTTCAAAAAGATCCGTGCCACCGCATCCGCAAACGCTTTGCGGTTGGGAAGGACGTAGGGTCTGGCCATTGTTTTTCGCAAGGATTTGATAATGGGGCGAAAATCCTATCGCACAACGATGGTCGCCATCTACCTCTTTCTCATGGCCGGGTTCCTGTACCTCAAGCCCAGCATTGCCTTTGGGCGTGAGGGACGGATTCGTCCGTTTGGAACTCAGGACCGTGAGTCCACCGTCTTCCCGCTGTGGTGGTGGGTCTTCCTCCTCGCGGTCGTGTCCTACATGGCGACAGTCTACGTCTACCGGTTCAAGATTTAGTTACTCTGTCTCAAAGGTCGTGAGAATGCTCTTGAGTTGTCCGAGCATCGCGCGACGTTCAACATGGTGCGGTCGAATGAGGACGTCGGCTTCGGCGAGCGTCTTCCACGCAAGTCCGGAGATTTCTCTCCGTTGCATGGCAGTGAACTTCTGAGTCAAATTGACAAGCTCCGGTCGGTTCAGCAGTGCGACGTAGTAGATATGCTTATACCGAACCCCGTTGAGACCGGTGAAGGTCTCTTCGAGGAGGATGTTGTTCAGGAGGACATAGGCCTCTCGAGGGATATTCGTCTCTTCGTTGAATTCGCGAACCGCACAGGCCAGGTCTGTCTCGCCTCGCATGCGACGCCCTTTTGGAAAGCCCCATTCTGGCTCCGTATACTCGGACAGGTTCTCGCGCATCAGGGTCATTCGGTCAAGCGAGTAGAACCGTTCTTTCGACGTTTGAAAGTCCGAGGACGACCGATCGTCGCCCCAGAGGTTCTTCCAGAGCGTCTCAAACGACTCCGTAGCAATGGCGACCTGCTCTTTCAGCGTCATGTTCTTGACGAGCGTGCCCACATACGGGAGATTCGTGGGGTCATACTTCCCGCGAAGGAACTCTGCGAAACTCATGCTGTCTTTGCGACGAATCATGAGAACCGTCACAACGTCAGGCGTCACGGGAAGCCGTGCGCTTCCGACCAGGAGGATTCCGCACGAGAGCACGGGATCTTTACACATTCGAAACAGGTGACCGCGTCCTCCGCAATTGTTACAGAACATCTGATGCTGTTGAAGCTGTGGACCAGACGTCCGTTTTTCCATTGCTCTATGAAGCAGGTGCCCAAGAAAGTTCCTTGCGAACTATCAAATGGGATCGTGGTTCGCGAAACCTACGCCTCCCCCGGCACAACCCCAGTTTACCTTTGGACCAGCTCCTCCTCCGAAGCCTCCGATGTCGTCGTGGTTCGGGGGGTCTCTTCGAACTGCTGGGATTCTTCTCGCGGGCGCAGTCACGCTTCTCGTCGGAATCGTCATCTACAACGCCATCCGAAAGAGCCAGGGACTTTCGACGGTCAGTCTGACGGGTGACGCATCGAGCTCTGGAGACCAGCTTCCGGCTCCTGTGTCCGGAAAGGTGAAGACAACCATTCCGGCTGCGAATGCCCCCATTGGCGCGAATGGGACGTTTGGCCTTCAGTTCTGGATGTTCCTGTCGGATTGGGACTACAACTTCTCGAAGGAGAAGACGGTTGTCAAGCGTCTTGCGACCGGAACGTCAACGGATGTGAGCCCGTGGATTACGCTCCATCCCACGGACAATAGCCTCCAGGTCAAGATTGCCATCTACCCGACGTCGTCCTCGGGTGCGGGGGCAACGGCGAGCACGGGAGACTCCTTCACCTGCACGGTGGAGAACGTCCCCCTCCAGCGGTGGTTCGCAGTGTCCGTCACGGTCTTCCAGCGCAACGTCGACATCTACCTCGACGGGCGCCTTGTCAAGTCCTGCGTGCTTCCCGGGGTTCCCAAGCCGGTGCTCGGAGACGTCGTCATTGGCGACGACGCGAACGGCTTCTCGGGCTCCGTCTGCAACCTCAAGTCCTACACGAACATGCTGGGTCCGACGGATGCGCAGGCCTATGCGAGCGCCGGCACCAGTTGCCAGGCCCCGAGCCCAACCAGCTCGTCAGCCCCGGTGGAGTCGACGGTGGCCTCCATCTTCGGCTATACGTTCCGCTTTGCCACGCTCGATAAAGCCGGAAAGGAATTAAGCGCGTATACCTTCTAAGCAGACATGCGGATCCTTCTCAAGTGCCCCACGCGAAGCCGACCGGCTCGTGTTCTCAAAACGCTCTCCACCTACGTGCGTCTCGCGTCGCGCCCGGACCTTCTGGGCGTTGCGATTACCTGTGACGTTGACGATCCGACGATGACCAACACCGAGGAGCTCCGAAAGGTCCTCGCACCCTGTGCATGGTCACGCATCTTCTACGGACACAATACCACCAAGATTCAGGCCTGCAATGCGAACATGAGCGAGGTCGACTGGGACTGGGACATTGTTGTCCTTGTCTCCGACGACATGGTCCCACAGACGCGCGGATACGATGAGACGATTCGCACGCAGATGCAGACACGGTTTCCGGACCGGAACGGGATTCTCTGGTTCAACGATGGGTATCAGGGAAGCAACCTGAATACGCTCTGTATCTATGGCCGGACGCTCTACGAGGAGCGTGGGCATATCTATGCCCCGGCCTACAAGAGTCTCTTTTGTGACACAGAGCTCACAGACCACTGTCGGACGATCTATGCGTCTCGTTGCCACTACAGTCCGTCGTGTATCATCCGCCATGAGCATCCTGGTACCGGGTATGCGCAGACGATGGACGCCCTCTACGACCGGAATCAGAAGTACTGGAATGAGGACATGTATACCTACATCTCCCGCAAGGTCTACGAGTATGACTGGTCGGTTCTCATTCCGACGATTGGAGGACGCGAGGCCTCCCTTCAGTCCCTTCTCGCCTCGATTCGTGAGAAGGTCGCACGGATTGCCCCGCATCTTCGCGTCGAGT